ATGAAGTTGCTGGCAGGTGTTGATCCGGCAGAACAAAAGCAAGCTATAAAGAAGAAAGAGAAAGAGGATGTAGCTGACTCGTTCGGTGACATTTTCCTCGAATGGCATGCTCATAAATCAAAGGTGTGGTCGAAAGGATATGCTGACGAGATGATGAGCATGTTCACGGATGACATACTTCCGATCATCGGTCATTTACGCATGGAGGAAGTCGAGCCTATGACTCTGCTGAAGGTCATCAGGCTGTTCGAGGACAGGGGAGCAATGGAACGCGCTGATAAAGCGAGGCGCAGATGTGGTGAGGTATTCAGTTATGCGATAGTAACTGGCAGGGCCAAATACAATCCATCACCAGACCTTGCTGGAGCCATGAAAGGATATCGCAAGAATAACTACCCTTTCCTTCCCATGCATCGCATACATGAATTTCAGCGCGTATTGAACGCGTACGGCGGCTGGATAGTAATGAAGATAGCAGCGCAGGTATTGCACTATACAGCTATGAGAACAGTCGAAATGAGATCGCTGGTATGGTCAGGAATAGATTATGAGAACAGGATTATCAGCATCGACCCGTCGGTAATGAAAGGTAGAAAGCTTCATATCGTCCCTATGTCAGATCAGGTCGTTGAGCTGTTTAAAGTATTGCAGCACATAACAGGTCAGTATTCGCTTTGCTTCCCTGGCAGAAACGACAGGAAGAAGCCAATCAGCGAAAATGCTGTTCTTGGCGTGATTCGTAGCATTGGCTATGAAGGACAGACGAGCGGCCACGGATTCAGGCACCAGTTCAGCACCGTACTAAACGAGAAACACTGGAATAGTGACGCGATAGAAATGCAACTGGCGCACGTAAGCGGAGGAACCCGCTCAGTATACAACCACGCAGCCTATCTCGATACGCGCCGGGAGATGATGCAGTGGTGGGCAGACTGGCTTGATGAGAAGGTATGATAGAAAAGCAGCGCAAAGCCTTGCAAACTGATGCAGAGCTTTGTGTTCCCCGCTTTTGTCTCACCATGATTCACTGATAAGTGTTATGATTATCATCATAGGTAAAATCCAAGTAATCTTATAAACGAGAACGACATGTATCTTTCTGAATATTTAAAGAGAGGAAATAATAATCTTGATCTGGCAAGAATAGTTCTTGCCTTGATGGTTATTGTTGGACATTCTGCGGCTCTTCATCAACGAGGTGGATGGATTGATCCTGTGTCATTATTTTTTCCATTCACTTATAGCGGAGCATTAGCAGTAAAGGGATTCTTTTTAGTTAGCGGAATTTTGGTAGCGAATAGCGCAATGGATAAAAAAGATATCTATTCTTTTTTGTCATCAAGATTCTTAAGAATATTTCCGGGTCTTTTATTTGTGGTTGTTATAACTGCATTTATTATAGGCCCATTATTTTCAACACTATCAATAAATGAGTATCTAAGAACCATAGATCCATTTAAATATGTTGCCGAAACAATAACAATGAGAGTTAATTATTTTTTGCCAGGTGTATTTACTGGGAATGCTGATGGCGGCTCTGTTAATGGTTCGTTATGGACAATACCATATGAAGTTTCAATGTACTGCGTAATGATAGGGCTGTTCTATCTATCTGGATTTAACAAAAAAATAATAACAATCGCATCATTGTTAATTATTTTTTCACCTGTTTTTATGTCCAGCCCACCAATTGGATCTTCGGATAGTGCTGAGATATACCCATTGCAATCATGTTTTTTTGCTGGGGTTTTGTTTGCGATATATAAAGACAATATAAAAGTAAACATAATACTCCCTTTTATATTTGCACTATTGTACATGTCGATAAAAAATGAAATTATGATGTATATTTCATTCTATATATCATTTGCATCTTTTATTGTTGTTATATCAGGATTTTCTTTTATAAATAAAATTAAAATACAAAAGGATATATCATACGGAGTGTACCTGTGGGGATTTCCTGTTCAGCAGTCAATTTCTTATATGTTTAATGATATAAGCACACTCTCTCACATCATGCTATCAATTGCAGTAACTATACCAATTGCTTATTTTTCATTTGTTTTCATTGAAAGTCCAGCTATAAATTTTTCTAAAAAGATAATCAAGCGTAAACCTGAGAGTCAGGCTCATCCGTGAGCCTTAAACTTAAGGTTGAACAGTATCAATCCAGTATTCACCGTCAAGGTGGATCATGTCACTTGCAGACAGGGGGAATGGTGTGGTGTCTGTCACCAGCCCACCGGAATGCGTTAATGTGATTCCCATTTCTCCAGCCTTTATATATCCCTGTATTGGGTAAGATTTGTTGTCTGATGTATCGAATAGGCATCCATTCACAAATGATGTTTTTGTTGCCGCAACTGGAGTTGTTACGGCGATAGCTCCAGAAACTGAACTTCCACTGCCAAGATCCACGTGCACGTAGATTTTAAGTTTGTTACCAAGTTTATTGTATGCACCATAGATAGATCCAGCGCCTACATTAACATTACTAATTGTTGGAGTGTACTGATGCGAGGCAGCCTGAATCGGTGCAGAAACAAAAAAAGGAGCTTCATTTTTTATTCTAAGGCTTGCGTCAACACTAAGCATCCTGTCAATTGATGGCCGAGCAAATACAGCATATACATCACTTCCTGCTGGAGAATCGTACGCTAAATTAATACCAGATACGTTGCATCCACCGGCTGAAACATCAACTGCATACTTTATATTCCACATTCTTCCTCCTTGCACATTGATATCAGAGCAAGATGAGGAAATAGAAATACCTATATTTTCTATAGATGAATCAAATTTTTGGCCGTCGCAATATGTATCATGAAGCGTAAACCCTCTGGCAATTCCCTTTATGTCAACACCAAGCGTACCTTCTGAGGGCTTGAGTCTTTCAAATTTAAAGGCATCTCCACCGTCTATTTCAATTTGAGTATAACCACCATTGCATCCTATAGCATGAACATCACTTATTTCTAAAAAACTATTTTCCTGAAAACCATCTGGATCGGTTGGCTTGCTTTCATAAATTTTTACACCAAGACCTCCTGTTCCTCTAACCTCTATACTTTTAAGGGAATGGTCAAAAACTGATTGAGCATACAGGCCAATGCCGCCAACATAATGTATTTTCAAGTCACTGAATAATGACCATAACCCCACTCTTCTGATATCAAGGCCATTTCCAGTAAAGTTTGCTGTATTATTACTGGTAATTGTAAATCCGCAAAACTCAACACCAAAAGCAGCCCCGCCGCCAGAAGATCCCCAGCCAAGTCCCCAAGCTTTTACAGCAGCATCAAAATCACCTAGTGGTGTTATAAAAGATGAGTTTCTACCAGAACCATGAATTCTGGCTACAGCTCCTGTAGTTTGATCTACTAGCTGTAACTCTCCTGATATTTTATATGTCCTCCCACTAGTGCCATATACAATATTTCCACTAACTTGAGAGTGTTTAATCGCTCTCCTAAAAGCCTCAGTGTCATCCGTGTCACCAGGAATAAGAAAATCATCAATGGTGTAGCGCTCAGCCATTTTATCATGAACAGTTCTGGCTACTGTCCCATCTCCGGGTTGTTTTACAGCGACCAGGGAATCTCCAAATCCATCTGATGGATCTGCTAACTTAACTTGTAACTGGTCTGGATCATACTTAAGCACATTTGGAAAGTAGAACTGCTGCGCATTAAATGCGTCATAAACGGCCATAGAGTGGCCCTGTACAGTCACAAACTTTGCAATCTGTCCGTTGTAAACGGGATAGCCTGCAGCATTAATTATGAGAGGCTGCGAAACAGGGACATGGGAGCCATCTTCATTCTCCAGATATACCTGGATTTGGTTGGCTGGGTTTACTGGGTCAGTATCAATCTGACCAATATATATTTTACCGTTAGCATTCGCTTTAAATGAGCGCGCTAAAGTGAACAATTGACTTGGCTGAGATACAACAACGTTGTATGATTGTTCTGGCATAATAAACATTCCGGAGAAATTTTATGGGCAGGAGAAATCACGAGGTTTTAACTCGCGAGAGGCTTCTCGATGTTCTTGATTACAATAGCGAAACTGGTTTATTCACTTGGAAAAAGAAACTTAGCGCACGCGGGGCAATTGGGAAAAAAGCAGGAACTAAGTCTTACGGATATAATGCTATTAATATTGATGGGGTAAGATATTTCGCTCACCGTCTTGCATGGTTATATGTATATGGCAAATGGCCAGATAAAGAAGTTGACCATATTGATAGAAATAGGATGAATAACGCCATTTCTAATTTGAGGGATGTCAGCAGGACGGTTAATGCCCTCAATAACAGCCCTCAAAACATCAATACTTCTGGTGTTAAGGGGGTCACATTTTGCCAATCAAGGAATAAGTGGCAGGCACAGATAAACGTTACTGGTAAAAACATTACCCTCGGACGATTTGACAGTATTGATGAGGCGGCTATTGCCTATAAAGCTGCGAATCTTGTCGCTGATCACCTTCTTAATCAAAAAGATATCTGACATTACTGTGCTCCAGGCGCAGCAAAGCCGCACAAGCTAATACTTGCGCAGCGTTGCGTCATATTTTGTTTATAATGAGTTAAAAAACAGGGGGATTTATGGAACGTGACTTGCTTAACTTTGCGTTGTTACTATGCGGAATTGTCGTTGGTAAGTTGTTATTCGCTTAATGCGTCTGATTTAGCGCCTTGAGCTGCAGAGTTAACAGCACGCTCAACTTCAGCTAACGCCTTCTCAAACGCGGTAGAACCACGTGGTGTATTAGCCAGGCGAAGCATTGCGTTTCTTGCAGGTTCACTTTCATACAATCTTGCCAGCAATCCATAGCCACCACCTGCTCCAACTAGCGCAGGGTTTGTTGCTGATCCAATTCCTAAGATGAATGGGATTGTCTGCTGACCTGTTGGCGTCGTTACACCAGCCTGACCTGCCCGCTTGGTTGACTCAAGATAGTTCTTCAGCCCTTTCAGATACGCAGCATCACGTCCCTTAAAAGCGATTCCTGTCTGGTTAGACATCAAATTAACCTGGCGCAGGAATTGGTCTGGAGAACCGCCTGATTTCTCCATAGCTTTTCCGATAATACCGTTACGCATTTGTGCTCTGCCCACCTGACCGACTGACCGGTACAGATTTTGAACCTCTGATTTGTTCTTGCTGAAAAGCATGTTGTTGACCACTTCAGGAGTTAGGTCTCCTTTCTGAAGAACTGCCTTCAACCTGGTGTTTTTAAGCTTTTCAGCTTCATTAGCCCAAATTGCGTCAGCTTGTTTTAGCTTGTTTACTGTCTCATTACCAAGTGACTGTCCTACAGCTTGATGCATATCCTGAGTTAGAGCATTGTAGACACGGTTAACAGCAGCCTCTGACTTGTTCATGAACTTAATACGCTCACCTTTAACATCCTGTCTGAACTGAGTTCTGAGGTCTCTAAGCAGCCTGAAATCCACATTTCCGCTATCGAGCTCATTGCGATACGCCTGCAATTTAGAAATGGTTTCAGCGTCGGATACGGTTCCAAGGCGCTGCATATTTGCTAACTCTTCATCAATCTGCTGAATTGCCCTTGATGGCTGCACATTAAGATTGCCTATTTGGCTTTCGACATTTTGAATGCGGCTACCTGCCGCCTGTCTGATTCCGGATGCTTTGGATTTCAGACTACCAACCACAATCGACGGATCATACTCACCAAACCGTGATGCAAATTCATCTACCAACTGACTACGTGCCTCTTGCTGGTTAGCTCGCATAGTGCTTGTTCCAGTAAATGGGATGTTTTCAGCTGTGGTTTGTGCCATGCGACCAACGCGGGAATTTGGTTGCAGAATGTCAGTGGTATGTAGAGGAACATCAGCTGCGTTAGCGAACTGAATAGCCTGCTGTGCTTCTGGCGCGATCGCCCCGCGAATACCACGATAAGCAGCACCGGCTGCACGACCTAACTGGTTAATCGCACCACCCAACACAACGCCAGTTCCTAAGTCTGTTGCCAGTGCTTCAGGATTATCTCTCTCGCTATTAGCAGCAAGTGAACCAACAGCGTTCTCAGCCAGCAATCGTGATGCTCCCTGAGCAACACGGACGGCAATAGATGGCGCTTGCGCTGCAATTCTCTCAGCACCAACGGGAGTCAAATATGGCAGCGCTTCAGAGAAGATTTTACCTTCCGTCGTCTGTGGAGTAAGCGCGCCTTGTTGCAATCCAAAGTCCTGCTCAAGTCCTTTGGTCGTGACGCGTGGTGCTGGCTGATAAGTTCCGTCACCAATGCCAAGATTCTGACCAGCCCATGCCCCGGCGCTGGCGACCGCATCAGCCATTGATGCCGGGATGTTTGCCAGATTAACGCCAGCCTGAAGCAATCCACGTCCAGTCTCTGCAGCAGCATTCCCAAGATCGGACATGAAGCCACCTTGTTGCTGTTGCTGTGGCTGCGCCGGTTCCTGTGGTTGTTGTGCGGGTTGTTGAATCGTTGGAGGTGGATAAGCAGCATAGAAAGCCTGTTTAGCCTGTTCTGCATCGTTTCCGGCTTGCGGTGCTACTACTTCATTGAAGTATTGCTCCTGCGCCTGTGCTTTCTGCTCTGGTGCTAATGCCTGGTACTTTTGAGAGGCAATAACGTCTTTCCATGCCTTAGCCATTAATCACCCCATAGTGAAGAAAAGTTGCTGTTGGATGCAGGCTGTGATTCCTGTACAGGTTGGGATTGCTGATACTGCGATTTACCAACATCAACGTTGTACTGCTGGTTATAATTGTTGGTGTATTCCTGAATCTCACGAATAGACTGCTGCATAGCCTCCGGGCTTGAGTAGTCAACCTGCGGCATCCCCTGAAAATACATCTTCGCTTCTGCAATGGTGTTGATACCGCTAGCGCCCATATCTCTTGCTGCTGCCACGCCCTGATTCTGCATTCTTCCCTGAATACGTTGTGCGGAGTTATATAACTGGCGTTGTTCTTTGCCTGTGAGTCGGCTGCGAACATCTGCACCAATTGCCGGATTTCCTGCTCCGCCAGTCATGCCAGTCATGAAATCGAGAGCAGAAGCATCTGCATTTACGATTGCGTCAATGTCTTTCTTCATCGCGTAGTTCTGTGCGCTTGCTGCAGAAGTTGGAGGAGCTGCAATAGCACTTGCCGGGACACGAACCATATTGCCGTTATCGTCAATGCCTTCGTAAAATGCATTAGCCCCTGCGCCGTGAAGTTTTCCGTCAATGTTGACTGTTCTACCATCTGCAAGCTGAACGACCCGATTCCCCTCAACTCCTGATATCGTTCTGGCGTTTGCCCTTTGCATTGCCAAATCCTGACCGCGGCGGGCTGTAGAGGCTGACATGTCTTGTCCGCGCATAGTAATATTTTGCCCGCGAGCCTGAAGTCCTTCCCCTGCTTTATTGCTGCGGATTGTTTCAGCAAGTCGACCTCGATCAATCTCGCGACCTGTCAACTTGTCCTGAATATCAAAATACTTTTCTGGTCCTACCGCGTGCATCCCAATAAGGTCTGTTAATTGCGTGAAGCCTTCAGGGCTTTGTTGATATGTCTGCCACGCCTGTTCAGGAGATACGCCAATTTGCTGCAGTGTATTCTGGTGAGTGGCAAGCTCTCGCATCACCGCTTCAGGCCCCTGAGCGGCAGCAATATTCAATCGTGCAGACATATCGCCCATCGCCTGATTTCTGTCAGCATCAACAAACCCCATTCCTTGACGAATTGTTTCAATCTGGTCTGGGTTCGTGGCCGCGAGTTGACGCAAGGCGTCGCGATCACCTGCCGCATAAGCCTGACCGAAAGCTTTTTGAAAGTCAGAAAGCTTCTGAGCAGCCTCATTCTGCTGTATTTCCTGACCAACCGCACCAAGACCCTGAGCAAGTTGAACTCCAACGTTTGGGCGCTGGCTAAAGTCGTAGTTTGATAGTGATGGCTGCCCGGGCGCGTTTTGGTTTGCCACCTGCATTGATGGCAGTCCGGCGAGTTGAAATGTAGCCACGATAACTCCTTAGAAGAGTGAGCCAAGCAATCCGATACCAGCACCGATACCAGCGCCCCATGGCGTGGAAGTACCTAACAGGCTTGCAATACCAGCACCTGCAAGCGCACCACTCGTACCGCCGCTAATGGCACTTCCAAGCGTGGATTGACCAGAACCCTGAGAGCGGATAGCCGCCATCTGTTGCGCAAGATTACCTGCGTTATTTGCATAGTTCTGTCCTGCCGATGCCTGGCCTGCTGCCGCAGACTGACCAACGTTTAACAGGTTTCCATAGTTTTGCATCTGCCCTGACAACCAGTTCTGCCCGAGCGTTGGTGCAATGGATGCAATTTGGTTTGATGTTGCTGTAGAGCCAAGACCTCCGGTGGCTTCCGCTGCATTCAGGCTTTGATAGCGAGCCTGATCAGCCAATTGTTTATACTGGTCTGAGTTGTAATACTGATTGAGAGCACTGTTCTGACCTTCCAGTGTTGATAGCTGCTGAATCTGCTGGAGAGCCGGCAAACCTGCGGCGGCGTAAGGTGCCAACTGCTCCATCACACGATTGAATTGTTGGTTTTGCAGGTCTGCGGCGTACTGTGTTGCTCTTGCGGCCTCTTTTGCTCCGCTGCTTGATGAGCCACCTTTTCCGCCTTTTTCAGCGCAATAAGGCTCCTCGCCGCGCAGTTTTCTGCCCAGCTTAAATGCATATAACATGTTTATCTCCCGTGATTCAGGAAGTCGATTAGTTCTTCGCGTGTGGCGCTGTAAAACGTCACGTCATCCACGCCTTTGAAGTATTTCTTGATGGTTCCTACACGCTTAAGGCCAATCATTGCGCAGTACATCTGACCGTGGCGAAATTTGCGTGCAGCAAATGATGTAACGCACTGAACGGTGGTGTTGGCGAGAATGTATCGCCAGAACGTCAGCCCGATTTCCTTACTGAATCCTCTAATCTCAGGCAGATACATGGCGTGGCAGTCAAAGGTCAGCGGCTGAATCTCGTTGTAATACACGATGCCACCGAACTGACCATGTACGTTCACTTCGAAATAGCGGCACTCAGGCTTGTAGTCGTATCCGTCACCGTTGTTGCTCCCGGCGATGATGTCGGGATGGTTGCCGACAGTTTCTATCAGGTCGATGTTTCGTGTTGGAATGAATGTAATCATTAATCAATCAGCCCATGTGCACGCAAGGCGCCTTCCAAAGCCTTAGTGCGCCGACGCTCAGCAATTAGAGCATTGGCTATAGCCTGGATTTCAGATTGCGTGTAAGTATCGCTAACGGTGAATGTCAGGTCAGCATTGAATGCGCCTTTATTCGCCGTACCTGTTGCCGCGGTCCATCCAGTCTGGCGAGCGCCAACAACTTTTGTACCGTTAACAGAATAACTTCCTGATACGCTAAGGGATGAGGTAAGAGTTTGAGTTCCTGTTCTGCTGAGTGAAACATAATCAACGATTATCTCTGATACCTTACCGTCGATATCCTGAACTTTTATTTTCAGACCATTAACATCATTCTCTATTTCAAGAAGCTTTACTTTTATTCCTGAAATATCCTCTTCTGTTTTTGCAATTCTTTTTTCGTGCTCATCAAGAATTACATCCTGCTCATCATTTCTGACCTGCGCATCATAAGCACCGCCTCCTGCCTGATTTGCCTTTTCTGCAATGGAGCCAACATCAGTACCCTGATTTATGACATACAGAAGGTAAGACTTACTGAATATGTTGCGAGGGAGAATAGATGCATCAATGCGTGTAGCCTGAACCACGACAGGCTTATTAAGTGACGGGTCTGCCATATGTTACTCCAGACGAATTTGACACCCGGATAGTGTTACAGGTGATTTGGTGATTACCCGCAGTTTGAATCCGATTAATCGACGAATACGACCTACACGCTTCCATAAAACTCTCTTGTCGTACACAAACGGCTCATTCTGCTCAATCATCTGTTCGCGACCGTAATTGATTCCGTCTGTGGTTGCAGACAGGAACAGGCGGTCAGCGTATTGAGCAACACCAGTGGATGATTCAACTTCGAGGTCGAAGCATCTGGCATTGTCCGCTTTGAAGAGGGGTGTAAACAACAGGTGTTCTTGCTGCTTGTCGTACTGGCTACTAATGTCAAATTGCAATTTCCCAGTCACCGATTCCAGCTTATCGCCGCACGTTATCTGATTTCCTTCGTAAATGAAGTCGATAGCGCGGTACACATCGTCGTATAAACCTGTTTTCAGTACGCACCATTGCGGCCCGTTCTGGCTTGATGAGGCATCGTAAACCAGCACATGACGCGGGAGATGGATAATCAGCAGTTCATGCGAATCGAACCTCAACGCCTCCATCACCCCGGTTGCCAGTTCATCAGCCGTGTATGAGCGGATAATTTTCTCAATACTGGTCGTCGCAATTGGTGAAGCCTGCCCTGACCCGATGATGTAGACGGAAGGTGCGCCAGTAGCCGGGTGACTGATGAATGCATATGAATCAGCAAACGGCGTTTTGCAGTAAGTTCCGGCAATACCTTTCTGCACCATCAATGATGGCTGGGCGACATACAACGCGGCACCAACAGTGGTTGCACCAGTCATGGAGAAATATTCAATCGTCGATGAACCAAAGCAGACGATGAAGTCTCGCCATGTTCCGATGCCGATGATGCCGTCCGGCTGAGACTCTGCGCGATATCGTGCGCTGTATCGGTCAGGGTGTGATTCGTCTTCAAGGTCAGTGATAAACCATAAATCTGTACCGTCTTTTGACCACGCATAACGCCCACGTAAGCGTGTAATGTCTCGGACTGAGCCTAACTCATACTGCTTGAATCCGCTGTCTGTAGGCCAGTTTGAGACGGTTTTAACCGTGCCATCATAGCGGTACTCGACCAGTTGACCATTAACGCCTACCGCCTGTGATGTGCGACCATGTGCCATTGATACGCGACCGCTTCCGGTTACATCACCTACTACGGTTTCCCCTTTGTAGAGCTTACTGCCTAAAACGCGATATACAGCGTTCTGAGCAGTATTGTATTCAACACCACGCGATACACCATTTACATCGTTGCGCTTCGCTATGCCCGGGAATGAGCGTAAATAACCAGATGAGTTGAGGACTTCTTTCGGTGTGGCCAACATATTGATTGGTAGGTAATCAATGTAGTCGGCATTCTTGAAGTCTTTACCCATTCCCTTCATCATGGGGAGTTGTTGAATCGGCATTCTGCTCTCCGGTGAAATAATGCCATTCGTTCAGATTGGCGAAACTGTTTCCACTGCCAGTTGGCATACGTGACGGGTAAGGCGCTCGTTTAGCTCTGGCGATGGCGGTCTGCTTGTAGAGAAGTTCCTTCCCATATTTAGCAGTGGCGATAATTTTGGCGGTAGCCTCAAGCGCATAATCCGGGGCAATACGGCAAGCCAGATTGTGGAATACCGCGCTGACTGCACTAGAGCGAAGGCCGTGGTCGTCACCTTCATTGGGAGGATTATCATCACCTGAGAATGCATAGCCGGTGATGATGCCCTTTCCGTCCTGATACCATTCGGCCATCATCGCTTCGAGGTCATCTACGGCATCCTGCATAGACTGTGGCTCAACATCAGTAAGAGTTGCATCTGATGCTACACCAAGCTTACGCAGCGCCGCCCTGACCAGATCGCCTTTAGTCTTTATCTGCATCGCTTTCCGCCTTAGGCTTTGGTCCTGGCTTTTTGCGTTCTTTGGTTGCCGGCTCTTTCGGTCGCAGGCTTAGCAGACGATTCAACACATCATCTGCCGTGTGGCCGTCCCATTCCTTGCCAAACTCAATTTCCGTGCCTTTAGGCAGATGTTCAATTTCACTCTCTGGGAGGTGGTATGTTACCGCGCCTTCTGGGGTGTCGATGCCAGCTAACACCCATCCATCCCATTGCTCGCCGTCATGATGCTGAAAGCTCCACCATGCGCTTTCGCGGAAGGCATTCATTAGTGTTGAAAACAGGCGCACTCGATGTGCATATAGTTCGTTAAAGGTGTGGTATCCATCAGATACTTCACCCATGTCTTTCTTGACCACGCCTGAATCACCGATTGGCTCGTCATTAGTCTCCGGAACCTCATTTGGATGCCTAACCCAACCATCGGCAAGGTGATCTTCTACGTCGCCGTCATCGACAACTTTAACCTGAACTTCCTTGCCCCATACCTTCGTTCCACGACCCTGCTTATATAGCATTACACCCATGTGTCACCTCAAATAAGAAAGGGGCCGAAGCCCCTGTTAGTTACGCAGTCTGACCAGGCAGGCCAACACCGATTGCTTCCGGTCGTGTCGCGTTTACGCCGTACCACAGCGCAATACGGCACAGGCCGGACAGGGTGGAAATATCCCCCTGCGTAGCGAAGATACCGTTCAGGCCGACATCCGGGATGCTGAATGAGGTAGTTTTCATACCTGCAAAAAGCTCATGGTTGGCCGGAATCGGCTGAGACACAATACGGATGGCGTCATCAGCCCAGAACACGTTGGTACGGGCATCCTTAACGTTCAGGATGTTCACCGCCATTGCATCAGCCAGTGAGGTGTTAACGTTGGCGTAGGCGCGTTGCTCAGGAGAAAGAGAAACATCATCCAGTGCTACAGGCTTCGGCGTGATTTCAACGTGAGTACCATCAACAACGCGAACTACGGAGAAAGTCGCGTCCTGCGCCAGTACGTTCTTAGCCATCTGACCAAGGAACTTCACGCCAGTAAACGAAATTTTGTCGCCGCGTTTCAGGCCGGTAGTTGCAGACAGGGTGACGGTAGCAAAACGGTTATCAACGTTAACTTTGTTGCCATCGTTATCCAGTTGCCATGCGACAGGCTTGAAGGACTGCGCACCGGATACAGTGATGCCAGTTGCAGTAGATTTGGTCAGCACAGGAAGTTTCGGAGAGCGCAGGACATCATCGAAGCCAGCAACCTGACGCTGGATAGTGCCATCGCGGTACGCTTCTTCAGGAATGCGCCCGAAGATATCGCGCTTAGTCAGGTCATAACCCGCCTTTTTGTAGTCCTGTGGGTTGAAGAAGTACGATGTCCCCATGTCGCGGTTAAGTTCGCGGGAGAACATCAGTTCTTCTGCATCGGCCACAAAGTTCCATGCGTCTGCGGTGTTAGTGCCGATAGCGTCCGGCGAAGTGATAACCAATGACCCCATCTCGGCGGCCATGTTTGCGACTTTCAGCTCAACGTTGTTAGCCAGTTTGCGGGCTGCGGACTGGATTCGGTGACGATACGCTGTCTCATCACGCAAATCATCGGCGCGTAACTGGAAGAAGTCGTTATCTGGCTCTCCCATGTTTACCGCGACGTTAAGCTCCAGTAATCCTGTCGCTTTATCAGTTAAATCCCAACCCTCCTGAGTGGGGGACTCCTGCTCTACAGGCATCCAGATGGTATTGCTGGAGCGCTGCATGGAAGCAGCAGGCGGGGTGTATTTCTTGGCTTTCTGCGCCATTGGAGTGATTGCGGAGATGGTTTCAATAATCTCATCCACCGCCAGTGTAACAATTTGACCTTCGTTCAAAGCCATTATCGGATTCCTTTAAGTTTTGCCTTTAGCTTGCGGTAGGTTTCCACATCTCCCTTGCTCGCAGCTGCATCCATCTGTTTACGAATGGCATCTTTATTTGCTGCGCTGACATCACCGGTAATCGGCTGGTCAGCAGGGGGAGCGGAAGAGATTTGTTTACCGCGAGGCTTGAGAGTTAAGCGTTCGGATAGTCGAGTGAGTTCAATCAGCGCGGACTGCCCATCCATCGCCAGTAACTGGCTGGCTTTCTCCGGGTTTGCACCCAGGTGATACATGAGCGCGGCGGACTTCTCCGGGAACAGGCGCATAATGTCGGCCCCAACCGCAGGCGGAACCAGTTGCATAAATGCGTCTTCTTTCTCCTGATAGTCAGGGATATTGAGCTTTTCCGCCGCGTCATAGTGTTTGCGGGCAGCTTCGACGTATTGCGCTGATTGCTGGGTAAACTCCTGAGTCTTGCGGCCCTGTTCTGCTACGGCATTGCTGCGGGCGTCCTGCGCTTTCATTAGCCATTCGGTATTAGCAGCATTGAAAGCGGCAAGCGCACGGCTGTTGTCATAGTCATATTTGGCCAGGCCTTCTTCTGACAGATAGGCATTAATATCCGGCTGAGGTGGAAGGTCAGGGTTTACCCGTAAACTCTCCGGCAATTCTCCGCGTTTAACTGCTTCCATCTGCTGCTCAAGCTCGCGCTGTCGTTTGCGCTCGATGCGGCGGCGGGCGAATTCTGCGTTCTTTGCCGGGTCTTGTTTTGGTGCTGTCTCATCGTCCTTCAGGACAATCTCAAAGCCCTCTTCCTGACCTGCATTGTCGTTGGCATTATCGACAACTAAGCTATCAGCAGATGCCGCTGCATAATCGCCGGACAGGGTTAAGTCTTCAGTTGCCTGAATTTCGGTGGTTGGTTCCATGATTAACTCTCTCTTATTGAGGTGTCTCGGCTACACTGCCGGAAGGTTGATTTTGTCTCTGCGATTGCAGGATATTGGCAATGTCCATTCGCTGCTTGTGCGTCTGTTCATTGCCTTTAAGGAGTAACTCAGCATTTGCGCGAGCGTCTTCGCTGCGGTCCTGCTGGAATGAAGCAACGGTTTTGAGGAACTCTCTAAACTCGGACTGTTTATTGAGATCCATATTGTTGAATATTTCTGCGATTTTCGCAGCGTTAAGTTGGTTTTGAGCTTCGACTTTAGCCGCGTCGATTTGAAGAGATAGCGTCTGATTCTGCGCTTTAGCCAGTTCAGCCTGACCTTGCAACAGCACACCCTGCGCCTGAACCATTGCCGGGTCTTGCTGTCCTTGTTTGGCCTGCTGCGCTTCGACAAACCATTGCTGCTCTTCAGGTGTTTCCGGCTTCTTAACGCCCATCTGAATAAGTTGCTTATTGGCATAGTCACGCATCATCTCGACACCTTTACCATCAAGCAGGGTGAAGTACTGAAGCAACAGCAGTTGATATTCTGGCGTTCCCTGTGGCGTCTTGCCGAGCAACTCAAGAATTTCTGCGCGGTTTTGCTGCTTCATGGACTGGAATGATGGTCCAACATCCGTGTAGCATTCATAGCGCCCCCTGATATCGTTCAGTACCTGCCGCTCACCAGTGGCAAGGTCAACAACCTCAGCCATTAGCTGAACCTCTTTTTCACTGCCATCCTCAAGGGTGATTGTCACGTTGCGAGGAACATCGTAGATGTCATTAACTATCGACTGGTAAATCTCACCGTCACGGCGCATAGCGGTAGCCAGATTATCCTGAAACACGTATGTCTCAAGGTCAGCCCGCATATTGAGTTGGTTTACGGTATCGAATGCAACCTGATTACCATTAACCGACCCAGCATCTACACCAAGAGTGGCAACCTCTTTTACTGCGCTGGTTGCAGCTTCCAGCATATAGGCATTGGCCTGTGGAACTTCCGGATTTTCATAGTATGCCAGCGGCTGAGTTGGCATTTCTCCGTTGTTCTCATCCGTGCGATTGAGCAGGTAATACGGGTAATCGTCGTTACCGTCATACATATGCTCAAAGCCTGCAATCTGTTCAGGCCAGAAGAACGGCTTCTTCTTCGGAGTACGGGCCACGATGTCGGCGTTGAACGACATAATCATGTTGCGCAGACGCTGACCGTCTTTTGTCAGGCGGACGACACCCTCATACACTTCTTTATCTTCAACGAAGCCCCACTCGCCGAATACCGGAACAATGGGGATATGTTCGCCAGCAATGAGCTGCTTGTCTTTGAGTACAGCGGTGCAGGTGATAATTGATTTGTATACCCGGCGACGCTTAATCTGGCGCTCTGCAATTTTGATAAATCCACTATCAGCCAGGTCGTCGATGACGTCTTTAATATCGCGCTTAAAGTAGCTTACCGGCTCACCCGTAACCGGGTCTTGGTAGATAAACGCCGTCTCTTTCTTCTCGACCACTTCGTAAAACTCAGCGATCTGAATTGTGTCCTGCGTCAGCCATGGAAATACCCAATCGTTGGGGTTCTGGAATGATGGAATATCATCAGCATCGAGGTCGTATTTTTCTGCGAAATCCTCCCAACCATTCTGGCTCATTGAGTGGATAACTGTGCAGTGACGGGCGTCAGACTTGTCCATCAGTTTGCTGTTGCTGTCCCAGATAACATGGGAGCAGGCACTATGGATAGGCTCTCGACGGATAACCTGATTGTTGCTCGTCGGACTTTGATCTTCGTAGTCAGTGACCAGACGCCACGCACCTACGCCAGATTCAATCTGCTCACGAACAGCGACGTTGACCGCGATTTTTGCCGTATTGTGTCGCATGTCTGTGCGATACATGCCCATTAGCACATCAGCAGCGTCAGGACTTGCTCCATCCTTTGGACGATACAGAACATCAACAGGGTTCTGACGCATCTCAGAAACGAGCTTGCGCACCACTGGACGTACAACATCGAACTGCCCGCGATACTGCAGGGTTGTGTATTGTGATAGCCAGTCATCCCACTGAGATACGCGGGAGAAGAAGAGATCATTCTTGGCCTCCCTTCTGGCTTCATCGCTGGCTGTCCAGTCCGCATCAAAGCGCGACAGGATGCTCTCCAGCCTGTTTTTATTGTCGGCCATTATCGTCCTCTGCGTACTGGTCTAATCGGTGCGGGGATTTTCTTTTCTTTCGGCTTTCTGATATCGCGCATCATCCTGGCGAAGCGGCGCATCATGTAGCCGTAGCGAGTAGCATCGAGCACATCATCGTTGGTCTTGACAATCTTGCCGTTCTCATCGCGATGATATAGGCGGAACTCTTCAAAAAATGGTTCGCATGTGTTGAATACTTTGAATCTTCCTTCAAGCATCAGGTCACGAAGTTCACTAATGCCTGACTCTACTGAGTTACCGCCATCCGGGAACGTTGCGTGTTCGGGAAGCATAGAGAACCCGGCGTCCGCATATTGGGTTTTAAGTTGCTCACCACCGCCCTTTTCGTGTTGGTGACCGTCATGAGGCCACGCGACAGGTATTTTGTTAGCCCACGACTTAACAGCACCCCATGCCTGAACGGCAGTGTTCTCTGATTTCTTCCATACACGCGCCAGATAGAAAACATCTGCGTCTTTGTCCCACCAAAGCTGAATGTGAGCTTGCGGGTGGTTCCAGCCGAAGTCCTGAGCGTCGATAACATAGAAGTGATCGGGGCACTCAAACGGCTGGCACTTAATCGTCTCTTCTGGTATCTGGAAGATTCGCCCGCTACCCATCGTAGGAATACCACGAGCACGTGCCTCTCTCTCATGCTCAGGATAGGATGCTATGATTTGCTCTTTCTGCTCGTCGGTGTAGTGCTCAGCATCATAGATGGTCATGTTGACCACTTTCTGAGACTTGCTGGGATTCTTCAGGAACTTGGTAACAACGTCAGACATCCCCATCAGCGGGGTAAACGTCAGAATTGAGAATTGCCCGTATTTGTTGGTACGGGTAAGACCTTCGCCATAGATGCTATATGGCGGCTCTTCGTCAAACCAAACGCCGTGAATTGTGTCGCCCTGCCAGCGGGCGCGGCCCTGTGAGTAAGGCTTGAAGTAGCATATTGAGATGCCATCTTCGACGCCTTCTGGCGTGTGGTGCTTAACAAGAAGGTGATCAACAAGATTAGGGAAGAATGGTGACTTCTTCCAGCTAATGATGTCCTCTTTCGGGATTGACCCATAGCCAGGTTCATCATTCTCTTCGATACGCCCGCACAGGATGCGTTGAGTCGTTTTGGTTACAGTCTCGTTTGTTTCACCGCCAATCCAGAAGACAACTGGCTCATAGAAACGCTTACCTTTCCACTCTCCGCCATATTTACCATCAGCCGGATAGCCTTTTGTTCCCGGATAACGCCCGGTAAGGTGAAACGCGACTTCAGCAGCACCAGTAAATGACTTACCAAGCTGGTTACCAGCCATAAAACATCGCTCTGGATAGTCATGCCCGGCATCGATGAACTCACGCTGTTTGCTGTATGGCGTAAATTCATATAGCAGGTGTGTATTTCGGTAGTTCTCTTCTTCTTCGAGTAGCTCGAGCAATTCGATTTGCTCTTCGTCGCTCAGGCTATCAAGAATCGCGTCCAGTTCCACGGTTGAATAGCTCCTTGATACGAGAGCGGCGCTTATCGCGATCTCCCTTATCAGGTGTCACGTCTTCAACTTGCGACTGCTCTTTGAGGCCCAAATCTCGGGCGATGATGTTAGCGTTGAGAAGATCAGCGGCTGCGCCGGAGAATTTTTGGTCGTAGATGATTTGCTCTGCTCGCGTAACGACCTCAGATAAGTCTTCTCTCACCCTGTATTGTCGCCATGTCTCAAGCGTCACATCGAGGAATAGCGTTAGCCCAGTGATGGTCATCGCCCTCATCTTGGCGATAGGCTCTTGTGTAACTTCTCCTTGATACGAGAACGCCTTCATCTCCCATAGCGGGTTAGCTTCTACCCACTCGAAGTATTCACAACAAGCAGCCCACAGCGCCTCAGGCGATTCGAATTTAGGGTTTCGCCCATGGCTACTGCGGGCCTCCCAGAATCGGTTGCCCTTTGGTGCTGCCATATTCATCTCACTTAGTTGTTATTTCAGGATGAGGACTCTTTCGCGCTTTCAATCAATGACTGCTTCAGCAATTCGAATGTGCCAATCGCCTCGCATAAACTGATTTCACCATCGTAATCATGGATGACGCTTTCCAGCCGCTCGTATAGCTCTTGAGTAATTGGGAATTTCTTCTCCTTACCCAAATTGATTACGCGGCTCACATCATGCTCCGGCAGTGAACAGGTCTAACGCTTCCTTCGATTTACGCACCGCTTCGATAGTGCGGGTCGTGATATCTGAATTAGCGCCGCCTGACTGGAAGTGAATTTTGAATAGCTCAAGCTTCAGCTCGTCAGTACCAATGAATTGAAATGCTTCTTCTGCGGCTGCGTTCTGGTTCATGACCAGTTTGTAAATCTCTAACTGGAATTTCTGTTCTTCAGTCATAGGAATAATCTCTGCCATTGTTGGCTCCGTTTATCCGTTAAAAGGGATATCAGTTAAGTTATCCCGTGCAGGGCATAAGCCATTGTCGAGACCACTAATGAAATGGTCTCTGCAATAACCGATGTCTTTCCATCAGTCCGCCACCACAAAGAATCTTTTTTGCCATAAGGCAGGAGGTTCATCTTTCAGTGGCTGCCAGTGTTATTTCCCCACTTACTGGCTTGGGTTGTTTAGCTGTACTGCTGCTAATTGAATATTGTTTGACAGGAAATAAACTCAGGTTTCATTATCAAGCCCACCCGTAGATAGGCTTTGTAATGGATAGCCGTTTAGCAGTTCTCGTAATTCTTTGATTTTTCCGATAACGCAGTTTTGCGTTTACCATCAGCACGCGATATCGAGAGTCAACTGTAGTTGCTCGCGCCAGAACTCAACATTGGCTTCAATGACCGGCTTATCCCATCGCCAGCGAGCCATCTCTCTTGCTCCATTGCTGGCTTTTGATTTCCGGTCATCGCGAATGCGGCACGCTTGCTCATATTTCTGCTGCTCAGTCAGTTCACCGCGAAGCAGACTATCAATGTGCAGGTCGCACCACACAGCAAAACGAGCATCACACCAACGGGCAAATGCAACTGAAAGTTTTGGATGTAGCCACGTACCACCACCCCTGTCCTTTCGTGCCTTGCTGGTTTTTACATACCTCGATTGTGAGGGATGTAAAATTTGAGATTCTTTCCCGGTCAACGCTTCGTCTAAAGCACGAACGTATTCAAGCGTTTCTGCCAAACGCATCCAGTTATCAATGCGTTTCCCAAATCTCTCAGCAACACCTGTAACGTTGATCCAACCATCAGTGTTGAAACTGACAACTTCACCTTTGTAATTAAGTGGCACGATATTCATAACGTTTACCTACCATTTGAAATGAACCTTTGCCGCATAGGAAACCAGCCCACCGAGGCTCGCCAGCACTAACTGGTATCCTCAAAGGCCCATTCCAAAGGGGCAGGTTCGGTGTAAAAAACATGCGTTGCGGTACGCATTTATTGCAAAAAGCCCCGCATCGCGAGGCTCATTAAATGGACTTTGTGATTTGCAAAAAAATTATTTCAGGCATTGCGTCCTGATGTATTCCTGCAGGTAGTTAACCTGCGCGGTTATCTTGTCGATTCCACTTCGGAGACGGTAATAATTGAGTTCAGCATCTGCTGTAAGTCTTGGGCTTTCTCCATCGCCCATGCTGCTGGCTCCGGTCGTTGACTTTGCACAGGTGGCGGCGACTTGCAGGCGCTTACGACCAGCAGAAACATCAGCACGGAGACTTTCGATAGTCGCGTTAGCATCAGCAAGCTCCTTTGTGTATCTGGCGTCAAGTTCTGCTGCATCACGTTGACGCTTCTGCATGTCAGCGATTGTGGATGTGGCTTTATCGCGCTGCTCTTTGTAGGCGATGGCGTTATCACGGTAATGATTAACAGCCCATGACAGGCAGACGATGATGCAGATAACCAGAGCGGAGATAATCGCGGTGACTCTGCTCATACCTCAATCTCTCTGACCGTTCCGCCAGCCTCTTTGAATTTTGCAATCAGGCTGTCAGCCTTATGCTCGAACTGACCATAACCAGCGCCCGGCAGTGAAGCCCAGATATTGCTGCAACGGTCGATAGCCTGACGAATATCACCGCGATCAATCATCGGTAAAGCGCCACGCTCTTTAATCTGCTGCAATGCCACTGCGTCCTGGCTTTTGGGAGAGAAGTCTTTCAGTCCAAGCTGCTTACGGTATGCATCCCACCAACGGGAAAGAAGCTGGTAACGTCCGGCTGCTGTTGATTTGAGTTTGGGGTTTAGCGTGACAAGTTTGCGAGGGTGATCTGAGTAATCAGTGAATAGCTCTCCGCCAACAATGACGTCATAACCATGATTTCTGGTTTTCTGACGTCCGTTATCAGTTCCCTCTGACCACGCCAGCATATCGAGGAACGCCTTACGTTGATTATTGATTTCCACCATCTTCTACTCCGGCTTTTTTAGCAGCGAAGCGTTTGATTAGCGAACCAATCGAGTCTGTGCCGATGTAGCCGATAAATACACTCGCTATGTAAGCAAGATTGCTACTCAGTCCGGCGAAGACTAAAAGGTCACGAATGAACCAGGCGATAATGGCGCACATCGTTGCGTCTATTAGTGTTTTCTTAAACGCACCGCCATTATACCGACCGCGAAGGTACGCCATTGCAAACGCAAGGATGGCCCCGATGCCCTGTTCCTTTGCCGCCATCATGGCGGTTAACAGATCATGTTTTTCTGGCATCTTTTTCATGTCTTACCTCACGACCGTGAGGATTTGTTCAATGTTATGAATTGGTTGATATTGGAAAGAACAAATCCAGGATACAGTGATTAGTAACGTGGTTTGTTCGTGACTAAAGGCATGAGCAAATCAGGCAGGAGGCTGCGTCAACAGTCTCTTGCCGCCCATTTTCACGAATCCCAGCCATAGTGCTGGGTTTTCTTTTGTGTAAAACGCCCTACCCCGTCGCCACGAATGAGCAAGGGTATCTGGATGTGTTCTGGTGATTGGTGATAGGACGCTTTCAGAAATGTCGTGCTTAAAACGCAAAAAGCCCCGAGCTATTAACTCAGGGCTTCGAATGACTGCACTACTCCATCATTGGTTTCAGGTTAAACAAATATCGCCACTTTGTAAAGTGTTATTTTCTAGATAAATCCTATTTCGTAGAAAATATTTACTATCGAGTGACTTTGCTCAGCATCTGATTTGCATATTCCTCTTGTTTAATGCACTCACCTACCAGGCTTTCGAAGAAGTCCTTGTAAGACCTGCGCCATGTGGTTTCAGGAACATCAATCACCGTTGCGCAGATGTATTTTCGAACGCTATCAGGCAGCAGACGAGCATATCCACGCCCATTACAGCGTCCGCAGGTTTTATACGCAGGAACGCCACCTTGTAGAATAGTTTTCTCTTTGTCTACCACTACGCCTTTGCCATTGCATTGGCAAGCGTTGGTAAGCACCCCTTTCCCTTTGCATTTGCGGCACAGAACTTTAACCGTCTCTTTACGCTCTTCCAGATATGGTTTTCCGATGCTTTTCATCGTCATGACTTCAGCATCGATAAACTTCTTGCCACCACAGCAGTCACAGGTTCGCGTACTGGCAGCGCTACGTGAGTAATCAGCAAATGCGAATGTTGCGAGCACTTGCATTACCTTTGGCTTAATATCGTTTTCGAGCTTACGTAAGGCGGCAACCTTATCGCAGTGCTCAAGTGCATATTTGGTCAGCAGTTCAATAGCTTTCTCACGGTCATTGCTGCTGATTTCCATCTTCCCAAGAAACGCGCTGTAACCTAACGATGCGCGACTTTGAGTCATACCCATAGCTGCCATAACATCAGTGCCAGTTAACGTTTCTGAAGCTGTTGCGCGAGGGATATCGTTTATCTGAGTAGATTTTGCGAAGTGAAACTTCACTACATTTTCCAGATTCATGCAGCATCGCCTCCCGATGTCTTGTTCAATCCAAGCCGGTTCACCAGTTCGCGCTCTCGCTCATGCAGATAATCCATCGCCTTCTGGTGTTGCTCCGTCATCTCTCTGACGCTGCGCAATTCAGCCTCGTCACGTTCACGCTGCTGTTTCGCCTGGTTAATGCTGGTTATGCTGCACATTGAGATTCCCCCATGCGGAGTTGAATTCCGTCCTGATACCAGTCTGGCAATGTGAAATCGATGCGCCCTGTAACACCCTGCGCCCTTAGCTCCTGTAACCGCTTCAGTTCGCTCTTCATGTGCTGGTATAGCTCATCCATCTGCCAAGGCTTTAAGCGCACAGGAATGCACGCCAGACGCGCTACACGCTCTATTGTCATCTCCCCATAGACAATCTCCGCATGCGCGGTGAATTCGTATGGGTCTTCTTCAAGTTTTCGGTGACAGCCAATACAGTGGGCGAAGGCGTTATAGGGATGGTATCTGGTGGCTTTGTGCCGTCGGGATTTGAAGTGGGAGCAGTGGAGTTTTTGTCTTTCGTGATGGAATGATCGTCCGCAGTAATCGCATGTCCAGTCCGTTCGCTCCCTAACCAGTTGGGAGAAAACGTCATCAAACTTATCTCTCTTTAGCGCCATTTCTTCCACCTTTTGTCATTTTTTCAGCATATTCAGGCCAGTGCTTTTTAAGTATTCCGTAAGGAACTCTCAGGCTTATTCCATGTCGATTAGCCCAGTTAACCAGGCTGTTTCTGGTTCTTCCTATGGTGGATGCCATAACGTCAGCAGGGACTTTTCCGGCAACCCTGCGGATATAATCCTGCTCGTTTGGTGAATACATATTTGTGTTAGCCATCCTTATCTCCTGTCATATCTGAATGTGGATCGCGATATACCAGCCATTCGTTGACGCATTCTGCACAGGCGTAAATTTCATCAGGTGCCAGTTGCTTGTTACATCCTGCGCATAAGGCTCTCGCTATACTTTCCTGTTCGTAACTTCGATTTTGGTCAATCACCTTGTTTTCCTCGCACGTTCTCTAAGCCACCGGATATCCCACAGGTGAGCCGTGTAATTGAAGGTTTTTACGTCAGATTCTTTTGGGATTGGCTTGCGTTTATTTCTGGAGCGTTTCGTTGGAAGGTATTTGCAGTTTTCGCAGATTATGTCGGTGATACTTCGTCGCTGTCGTGCCATACGTCCTCCTTCGTCTCTGGCGGCGGGAAATTACCCACTGGCGACCGCTCACATCTGATACACCATTGGTGCCAATAAGGTTGATTTGGCCGGAATCGATAATCGTCTTTGCTTTCTCCGCAGCGGTAGCAGTGTTTCATGCAACTCTCCCTGTTCGTTTTGACCACTCGTACTCTCGCCGGGAATCATCACTCCATCGCACGTTACGTTCTGAGCCGAACCAGAACATAATTTCGATAAGCTCTGTCATGCTCGCCTTCCTCATCTTGCTGGTACGCACCCCAAGAAGAACAACACCGCCATCAATACCTGGCACGCTTCTTTGCTCCAGTTTTTTAGTCTTGAGCCACAGCGCGGTGAAGATGTCTTTCCAGTCTTCCGGAGACAGTCGTTGACCATGCCAAAGCACCTGACGGGAGACGTCCTGAAGCATCGGCCACATACGGTCGTTCTGTGCCTTGGTTCGCTTGGGTGCTTTAACGTGGACTTCGTGGGGGGACTTGTCGTCGATGGGTAGTGAGAGAATGGCGTCTATAGCGTTATTTCTGATTGCTTCGTTGCGAAGCAGGAATAATTGCTTCACTTGCCCTCCTGCTCTTCTCCTTGCGCTTATCCGCGTAATACCGGTTTAATTCGTCAGACATCCTCTCTCCGATAAGCGGCCATGACTCAAACCTCGCATTCGCAAAATTCTCAAGCCATCTCGCAAAATCATCCAATTTATCTGCTAACCAATAAACAAAATATGACAGCCATACTGCTGAAGCCAAAAAGATACGATGCGGATTAAGGATGAAAATAAGCGATATTTTCATTCCTCTTGATACTTTGCTCATACTCACTCCTTCACTTTGATTCCGGCGGCGCGGATGGCATCAGCGCAATAGTCGATTGCGCAGTTGTGTCCTTTGTCGAAATCATCCTCAGCCATCACTTTGTCATCGAGTTTTATCTCGATAGCTGCGCGAGACTTAACCCATGACTGCCAGGCAATCATCTTGATGGCCTGAACGTGAAGTTCTTCGCTGTTGTTAATAGACTCGAACTCTTCACCAAACCACTCCAAAAACTGTTTTCTTGATTCGTCCATATTCCTCTCCATCACCGCTTGAACCAGGTGAAATTAGTAAACTGCGACATGTTTATCTGCATTAGGCGCTTAAGTACCCTGTCTCGCTGGCTGCTCTTTGGTTTTGGCCTACGCTTGTATCGCTCTCTAATCGGAAGTCTAGAAGCTTTCCAATAGCGATAATGCCGTGCTAATGACTCTTCAATGTCGGCATTAATTAATTGAGCCAATGTACTCATCACTACTCTCCATCAGTGTGCTGGGTATTAGTCTTTTCATGTCTGCAAATCATGATTACCAGACCTTCTTTTGTCGCCACTTTTACAGTATCTCCTTCGCTTACCTTATCCAGTTCGTATGCTTCATATAGCGCATCAACCGCCTTCTGCTTTGCTGACACTTTTCTACGCTTATCCCACTGCTTAAGTGCATTTGTAATAATCCACTGGCCTGTTTTGAACATAATGTAGGCGTAACCAAGAAGGCTTAAACCGACATTTAGCGTTACTAATAAATCCTTCATTTACCCTCTCCCCCAAATAAAAAGGCCTGCGATTACCAGCAGGCCTGTTACAAGCTCAGTGATGTAGATGGTCATCAGAATCCTCCTTTCTTCTTGGAGTGCGGTTCCTCGCGTTCACGGCGGCGCATTTCAGCAGACTGTTGGTCTGTGTCATAAATAGCGCCATTTGCCTGAATGCAATACACCGTGCCGGTATTTCCATGGCGATTTAGACGAAGGATTAGTTCGGTTTCACCAGGCGGAACGCTGTCATCAAAAGCACCTTCCCGATGGATACCCACCCAATAATCGCAATCCTGTTCAATCTGCCCTGTATCTCGGGAGTCACTTGGTAATGGGCGTTTATTGGTTCGGCTTTCCAGTGCGCGGTTAAGCTGCGTAAGAAGCACAACAACGCAATCAAGCTCTTTGGCAAGGTTCTTCAGTCCTTTGGTGATCATGCCGTAAGCAAGGTCGTTACGATCGGCCTTTTCAGCGGTCATTAGTGTCAGATAATCGACCAGAATCATGCCAACACATCCGTTTTCTCGCTTGATTCGACGGCTTTCGCTGACGATTTGAGCCAGAGATAATCCCGGCGTGTCGTCGATGTAAAGCAGGTCTATTTCACTCAAGCGATTGGCTGTTTCGATAGCCCTGTTGAAATCGCTATCGTAATCACCCTGATAGCCGTCATCAGCGTCATTTGTCGCCGGGAGGTAAAAAATATTCGGGTTAACACCTGACTTCTGCCCTACCAGTTTTTCCAGTATCTGGTCACCTGGCATTTCAAGGCTGAACATCAGGGCCGGCTTTTTCTCATGCACTGCGCAGTTGATTGCCATCTGGCTGTATAGCGTCGTTTTCCCCATCTTAGGGCGAGCGCCAATGACGAACAGAGAGCCTTTTACCATACCTTTCGGTGACAGCATCCTGTCCAACGATGAGATCCCTGTGCTCATTCCTCGTTGTTCGCCTGATGGGTCAAATCGCTTCTCAAGGTCGCTGACCCAATCTTCCATAACCTCACCAAATGAGCGAAGGCCGCGACGCGATCCGGTTTTTGCATGGTCTGTCAGTTGCGTGAAAACCGCCTGAATAGCTTCGTACTTCTGCGTTGCAGTCATCCCGTTGCGGGAATAGAGCAATTCCGTCGCTTCAGTCATGAGGTTGATGGCGTAGCGTTCCATTGCTGTTTCGCGAACCCGCATTGCATAGGCAACGATGTTTGCTGCGCTTGGCGTGTTCTTTGCGATCTCAGCGATATAAGCAAAACCACCAACAGAAACCGTTAACGATTTGCGCTCCAGTTCATCGAAAAGCGTCAGGCCATCTACTGGCTTTTGCTCCCGGTGCATTCTGGTTATTTCTTCGAAAAGGATTTTGTGTGGTCGGCTGTAAAATGAATCAGGCTTCAGCATCGCCAGAACTTTCTGGACGCGCTCACTGCTGTCATCATCCAGAAGCAATCCACCAATCACCGCCTGCTCCGCCTCGATGCTATGGGGCGGCGCGTAAAAATTATCGGTCATCGTGTTCACCCTCACGAACTTTCAGGTAGGTATTATCGTTAAGCAGGAAATCAAATCCCTTTTTGTGCCAGACGGTTCCGCGTTGATGGTTTGGACGCTCTTCGAACATCCATCGGCAATTTTCGCCTACGTAGCTCAAATAATTTCTCCAGTCCTGCATCGTGAACCCATGCCCGTCAAGCTGGCGGGTTATCACTCCGGCTTTTCGCCAGAAAGTTCGGATCTGGTTTTTACGTTTGTCATTCAGTGCGCGAACCCTGGAAGCTTCAGGAAGTAATTCGTGGTAAGCATCGACAACATCCTGACAACTGAGAGCCGATTTTTTCTTGTCAGGATTTTCGTCTGCTGCGGTACTCTCTAATACGTTAGTATTAGAGATATTATTTATATTATTGTTTATGGACAATCGTTGGACATCCGTTGGACAACATTTGCTGTGAGCCGCGTCATTACTGGTGTTTGCGTTGGACATCCGTTGGACATCCGTTGGACAATTTGGAGCCTGAAAATCATCATATTTCAACACTGTTATCAGGCTGAATTTTCTCCCTTTCGACTCGATACGAATCATTCCATTCCCTTCAAAAGAACGAAGCAAACTTTTTACTTTGTTATCCGGGATGAATGTTTCACTTACCAGTTTTGGCCGTCCGGTAATTAGCTGTCCTCGCTCAACCAACATCTCACCAATGTCGGTATTTACGATTGCCGGAGAGTGATTGGCTTTCAGTATCAGATGCAGGAAAAGATGCACAGCCTGAGAATCCTTGTATAGCTTGCTATCCATGAATTGGCGGTGAATCAAGGCAAACCCCTTACCGCCATTTGTACGCGGCTTCTGGAGCCTTCTGGCCTCTCTGGCTTCGGCTAGATTGGATATGTTACTCATGACCTTTCCTCTTCAGTATTAGCTTCACTTTTTCCAACTCAGCCCGGAATCGACCAGGCTGCTTGAAGCTGGACAGGAAGCGATCACGTAGTATGTTTTTGTGTAATTTGTCCTGGTCAGGACTGAGTTGTTTTGGCATAATTACTCCTGTGGATTGATCCAGTCTTTCTACATCAGGCCTCGAAGAATTCGCCGTTCTTCGGGGCTTTTTCTTTTGTCAGCAGATGCGCAACTTTCTTTGCCAGTTCTGCCAACTCCTCATCCTCGACACCCCACTCCAGAACCGCCAATAACATCCCCATCTTTGGAATGAAATCGCCTTTCCATCGTGAAATTTGAGATTCGTTAATGCCTAGCGCATCAGCGACTTTCCGCTGACCACGAATAGCTATCCGGTTAAGGATGCTGCTGGTAATTGCGTTGGCTTTCTTGCGAGTGCTTGTGAGTTCCATATGTGAACATTCCTGTAGTTAATAGTTAGTTGTGCGCATTCGTTGATGCGCCTTGAAATATGTTTACCGCGTTGTCGGCGGTTCAGATTGGTAAAGAGCGGTGCAGACTAAGCTGCTTTGTTTCTTTTCTTGCCATACAGCAACCAGCTTGGATCACACTGGAGAGCTGTAGCTAGCTCAAGCAGGAAGCGCGGACGTTTTGTTTCACCAGACTCAATCTGTTGGATTGATTGCTGTTTCATCCCAGCCTTTTCAGCCAACTGAGCCTGAGTCATTTTCAATTCTGTACGCTTCTGTTTGAGGCGTTGTGAAATGGTTTCCATATGTTCACCTCTACAGTTTCATCTGTATTGTCTAACAGTTATTTCTGTTTGTCAAATACAGTTTCAACTGTGAGGATGGAAACCCATTTTGGAGGATGCTATGAGCCTTGCAGAACGAGTAAAACAAAGAAGAATTGAGCTTGGATTGACGCAGACTGAAGCAGCAGATAGAGCTGGAATCAGACAACAGTCATGGGCAAGCATAGAGGATGGAAAAACTCAGAAGCCCCGGAATATCGTGGGGATAGCTAGCGTCCTTAACTGTGACCCGTCATGGTTATTGAATGGGGGTCATTTCCAGCCAGTTTCTGAAGTGAATTCAAGGAGGATACCTTTGATTAGCTATGTTCAAGCAGGTGCTCTAGCATGTAAAAGCCCCATTGAGGCTTTTGATGGGAGTTTTGAATATGTCATGACAGACATGGATTGCTCTCAATTCACCTTTGCTCTAAAAATAATTGGCGACTCTATGGAGCCAGAATTTAAAGCTGGCGACGTCATAGTTATCGATCCCGAGATTGAGCCCATGCCCGGCGAGTTCGTTGTCGCCAAGAATGGAGAGCATGAGGCAACATTCAAGAAATACAGGCCTATAGCATCCTCACTAGGAAGCGATTCCACATTTGAGCTAGTTCCCCTCAATTCAGATTACCCGACCATAAACAACATCGGTAGAGACATAAAAATCATAGGAACTATGGTCGAGCACAGAATCTATCGAAGAAAAAGATAACCCCCCCCCAACACTCCAAACACTAAAGCCGACGAAAGTCGGTTTTTTTGTGCCTCAAGAAAATAAATTACTCAAAATTACAACAACATATGTACTTTGCGCGGTAAATTACAGTTTTGTCTGTTGACGTTATTACAGTTTTATCTGTATATTTAAGCCATCAGCAGGACGCTGGTAGCCAAACGGAAAGGCAACGCTCTTTAACTTCGATGATGCGCTGACAAAGCGCGAACAAATACCAAACGAGATGGGTTTGGCGGTGTGTAGCTCAGCAGGTAGAGCGGATTCGTGGGCCCAGCAGTGGAATCGCGTCACCAGTTCAAGCCTGGTCACACCACCAAAGCCATTTCACATGAGGAAAACATCATGACGGTTATCACCTACGGGAAGTCAACGTTTGCAGGCAATGCTAAAACTCGCCGTCATGAGCGGCGCAGGAAGTTCGCAATGGAGCGCGACACCATCTGCAATATCATCGATTCAATTTTTGGCTGCGATGCTCCTGATACTTCTCAGGAAGTTAAAGCCAAAAGAATTGACCGCGTTACCAAAGCCATTTCTCTTGCCGGAACGCGTCAGAAGAAAGTTGAAGTAACAGCGGTTAAGAAGAACCGCATTTACTACCGGGACGTTAACCCGCTCGGAAATAAAATACACGCCGTACAGAAGCAGCGCGGAAAATCAATTCCGGCTTATTACGATTGAGATGAGATATGGAAGAAGAATTTGAAGAATTCGATGAGCATCCACAGGACGTGATGAACAAATACCAGGAATATCCATATGGCTACGACTATTGATACCAACCAATGGTGTAGTCGCTTTGTGAAATGCAAAGGCTGCAAGCTTGATGCTGAATGTATGGTGAAGCCTGAGGAAATGGCTCTGGTGAGAGAAGATGGAAAGATTGTCGATAAATGGGCAATCAGAACCATGGCAATGATTGCCAGAGAGCTGGAAAAACTAAAGTCTACATAGTTGGCCTTCTTTTATCTCACTTCAAATATCTAATCAGGTCGCAATGCGGCCTTTTTTATTGCCAAAATTTAAGGAATAACAACATGAATTCAGCAGATTTATCGAAGATTCTTGAAGAACACAAAGTGTGGATTACCTCAATGCGTGAGAGCGGATCTAGAGCCAACCTGCGCGGTGCCGACCTGCGCGGTGCCGACCTGCGCGGTGCCGACCTGTACGGTGCCGACCTGTACGGTGCCGACCTGCGCGGTGCCAACCTGCGCGGTGCCAACCTGCGCGGTGCCGACCTGCGCGGTGCCGACCTGCGCGGTGCCGACCTGCGCGGTGCCGACCTGTACGGTGCCGACCTGTACGGTGCCGACCTGTACGGTGCCGACCTGCGCGGTGCCGACCTGTACGGTGCCGACCTGTGCGATGCCGACCTGCCTGATCTCACTTTCGTAATTCTGGGTGAGAAATACTTCATAAGTATAACGAACGGTGAATATGTACGAGCAGGATGCCAGAACCACACAGTTGAGGAATGGAGAAAATATAGTAAGCAGGAAATTGCTGAGATGGATGGTCGTAAAGCTCTTAAATTTTATCCACGTCTTCTGGACATTATCGATTTCTATATTGGTAAAGGTGAACGCCCGGATTGGTTAACAAGTAAAGAATATGCGGATTAAGTCACTGAGTAAGCGTATTTTTGGCATAAACAACAGAGGCGAAGATGAATTATACACCCGGACCATGGCAATGGTGGACAAGTAACAGCTTTCTGCGATTAAGCAGTCAAGCTACAGGTAAAGATGGTGGCGTCATCGACTCTTATGTCATGAAGGATGGTCACTCATCACTAATCGTTAGCAAAGAAGATATGAATCTGATAGCGGCAGCACCAGACCTTTTAAATGCCCTGCAAGCGATGCTAAACAAGGCATACAAGCAAAACTGGAATGACCATTATCCTGATGAAGTATCGAAAGCACAGTCAGCAATCAGCAAAGCTCTTGGGGAAGAATGATGAATAAGAAATACATCGTTGAAGTTTTAGAGCGAGAAACGAAAGAAGTAATTAAACATTTCGAATTTGATAATTATAGAAAAGCTGACCGCGTAGAAGAAGGATTGTTGCGACAAAGTAATCTCGAAAAATTTGATGTTGTCATGCGATGCGAATAAGCACCTATAGCAGATTTACGAGTCTGCTATGTGAGCAATGTCGCTCGTAACTAAACAGGAGTCGACTTGTTCTGATTATTGGAAATCTTCTTTGCCCTCCAGTGTGAGGGCAATTTTTTTTGATGGAGGATATATGAGTGAAGTAACAGATTTAGTTGTTATTGAAAAAGCAAATGCAATGACTGTATTTCAGTCTGCCGACCAGATTGAAGAAATCCTTCAAAAGGTTGAACGTGAAGTTATGTCCTTTGTGCCTGATATCACAACGGCAAAGGGCAGAAAGGAGATCGCTTCTCTGGCGTATAAAGTTGCGCAGACGAAAACATATCTCGATGGTCTTGGCAAAGACCTTGTTGCTGAACTGAAGGAAATTCCAAAGCTAATTGATGCCAACCGCAAGACAGTGCGTGATCGACTTGATGAGCTGAAAGCCAAGGCACGCCAGCCTCTTACTGATTATGAGGATGAACAGGCACGGATTAAAGCCGAAGAAGAAGCTAAGGCAGCAGCTGAAGCTCTCGCAAAGCAAATTGAGTCTGACCATGAAATAGCGATTTTGATGGATCGCGAATTTGACCGCAAAAGAGAAGAGGCAAGACTCAAAGCGGAGCAGGAAAAGCGAGAGCATGAAGAACGCTTAAAAAGAGAAGCTGAAGAGAAAGCCAGAGCTGAAGCCGAAGCAAAGGCAAAAGCCGAAATTGAAGCAGCAGCAAGGCGAGAAGCAGAAGCTAAGGCAGCAGCGGAACGTGCAGAGCGTGAACGCATTGAAGCCGAGCAACGAGCACAGCGCGAAGCAAAAGAGGCAGCAGAACGAGCTGAAAGAGAAAAGCAGGCGGCAATTGAAGCAGAACGCCGAAAAGCACAGGAGGAGGCTGAACGAATCCGGCGCGAGGATGAAGCAAAAGAGCAAGCCAGAATAGCAGAAGAAAAAAGAATCAAGGACGAAGAAGAGCGTAGAGCAAAGGATAAAGCTCACCGGAAAGAAGTAAATAACAAAATACTTGCTGACCTTATCAAGGTTGGTGCATCAGAAGATGTTGCTAAAAATATCATAACAGCCATCGTAAAAGGCGAAGTATTCGCAACAAAAATAACCTACTAATAAAACCAACATAAGGAACCACCCATGATTTACGCAATCGCGGGAGGCGCTCGCATGGGTGCCTTCCAACTAAATGAATCTTTACTTGAACGAATCACCCGTAAATTACGTGACGGATGGAAACGACTCATCGACGTACTTAATCAGCCAGGAGTTCCAAAAAATGGATAAAACACTTATGGCTATTCAGACTAAATTCACTATCGCCACTTTTATTGGCGATGAAAAGATGTTTCGTGAGGCCGTCGAAGCCTACAGAAAATGGAGGTCTAAATGATTCCGGTAGAGCTGGCGAAAACTCCAGAGTTAAGTCGATTAAAAAGAGAATATCACATTGCTGAGGCTCGTTACTGGCGTAAAGCGGGAGATAAATCAAAGAAACAACTTTGTTTATGGCAAGCACAAAGAGAGCGCATGAATGAGCGCGAATTTCTTTCCTCCCCATCCGAATTACCATTCTGAGGTGAATTATGGATTTGAATAAATTCGATGAGCCATTCAGCCCTGAAGATATCGAATGGCGAATACAGCAAAGCGGTAAAACACGCGATGGCAAGGTGTGGGCTATGGTGCTGGCTTATGTCACGAACCGGGCAATCATGAAACGCCTGGACGATGTTTGCGGCAAAGCAGGATGGCGCAATGAATACCGCGATATTCCCAACAACGGCGGAGTTGAATGCGGCATATCAATCAAGATTGATTCCGAATGGGTAACCAAATGGGATGCTGCTGAAAACACGCAGGTAGAAGCCGTCAAAGGTGGTCGTTCCGGTGCAATGAAGCGCGCTGCCGTTCAGTGGGGAATCGGTCGGTATCTGTATAACCTTGAGGAAGGTTTCGCACAAACATCTCTCGATAAAAAGCAGGGATGGCACAGGGCAAAACTGAAAGATGGAACAGGATTTTACTGGTCCCCTCCATCGCTGCCGGGATGGGCAATCCCAGCATCAGATAACAAACCATCACCAGAAAATACCAACCAGAAATCTCCATCGGTTGACTGCGAACAAATCCTGAAAGACTTCAGCGATTATGCATCAACAGAAACTGACAAGAAAAAACTCATCGAGCGTTATCAGCGTGACTGGCAATTAATGGCTGGAAACGAGGAGGCGCAGGCTAAATGCGTTCAGGTAATGAACATCAGAGTTAATGAACTAAAACAGGCGGCATAAATGGCAAGCAGAGGCGTAAATAAGGTGATTATCCTTGGTCGGGTAGGACAAGACCCGGAAGTTCGATACTCACCATCAGGAACAGCGTTCGCTAACCTGACAATAGCCACGTCAGAACAATGGCGTGATAAAAATACTGGCGAGCAAACAGAATTGACTGAATGGCATCGTGTTTCCGTAGTCGGGAAACTTGCTGAAGTCGTAGGTCAGTATGTGAAAAAAGGTGATCAGATTTATTTCGAGGGAATGCTGAAAACCAGAAAGTGGAAAGACCAGTCAGGGCAAGACCGTTACACAACCGAGGTTCATGTCGGAATTAATGGCGTGATGCAAATGCTTGGCGGCATTGGCGACAGCAAACAACAAGCAGCCAGCAGGCAATCACAGAAGCCACAGCAGCAATCATCGCCAACACAACATAACGAGCCACCAATGGATTTTGATGATGATATACCCTTTGCACCAGTAACTCTCCCCTTCCCTCGTCACGCTATTCACGCAATTTAAGGACTTACATGAATCACTTAATGATTGACCTTGAAACAATGGGCAATGGGCCATACGCGCCCGTTGTTTCGATTGGTGCAGTATTCTTTGACCTGAAAACGGGAGAAACAGGAGTGGATTTCTCGGTTAATGTCTCACTTGAGTCATCAATGCGATACCGGGCGCGTCCTGATGCTTCCACCATTTTATGGTGGATGGAACAGGGAGAAGGCGCCAGAAAATCGCTAACCAGTGACACTCAAGAGCTTTCAACGGCTCTTACATGGTTATCAGACTTTATCACAAAGCACGCCAACCCTAAATTCGTTCAGGTTTGGGGAAATGGCGCATCATTTGACTGTGTGATTCTACGAAACAGTTATGCTCTGGCCGGGAACCAAGCGCCGTGGCAGTGGTGGAATGACCGCGACGTCCGAACCATCGTCGAGCTTGGAAAGGCAATTGGGTTCGACCCTAAACGAGATATGCCATTCGAAGGAACTCGACACAGCGCGCTTGATGATGCCATTCACCAAGCCAAATACGTTTCAGCAATCTGGAAAAAGTTAGCTAAATAATCACCAGGTGAAAACATGCCATCGCCTATGTATGGTGCGGATGACCCGCGCCGCTGTTCCGGCAATTCCGTCTCGGAGGTGCTGGAAAAATTCAGAAAAAACTACGACCTGATAATGTCGCTACCGCAGGAAACGAAAGAGAAAAAGAAATTTCGTCACTGTATATGGCTTGCAGAGAAAGAAGAACGCGAGCGAATTTACCAGACATCCATCCGACCATTCCGCAAAGCCACTTACACCAAATTCATTGAAACAGACCCGCGCCTTCGTGATTACCGTTCGCGTTACGGCGCTATCAGCAATAACTGAGGAATTCATCATGAGAGGTTTGTCCTACGACCCCGGTATCCTGCCATCTGAAATGGTTATTCGACACCGCTTCAAGCCCATCAACGATATTCCACGCGAAGAAATGCTGGCGAGAAAGAGTTTTCCATCAGTGAATGAAAACAAATATCTGAATGCAATGTTGCGGAGTGGGAAGAAATGAAACAAATGTCACTAATTGAGATGGATGGATTCCTGAAAGGTAAATGCATCCCAAGTGATTTAAAGGTTAACGAAACAAACGCTGAATATCTGGTGCGTAAATTTGCTGAAGCGGAGGCCAAGATTTCGGCTCTGTCCGAAGACCACCAGAAAGCGATTGAGTCAATTAAGCAGGCTGATGCAGCTGTTAAATTGGCACACGAGAAGTTTTCGGCACTGGCAGCGGAGAATTCACTTGCTCGTAAAGCTGTTCAGGCATTCTGTGATGTTGTTGGCGACAACACTGAGATTATCTCCGAGTTGGTTGGGCGAGATGGCGTTCTGGTTATTTTGGAGGCCATGAAGGCAACAGGAAATATTCCAGCCACCGATGCTTTTCTGGCTGAAGTACGGGCGCAGGGCGTGGATGCTGCTATAGAAGCTGCAAAAAATCTGGTGGCCCAAGAATATGAGTGTAAGGATTTCAAAGCGGCGCAGAGTGATTGCTGTATGCACCCTGGTTCAGACCTGGTAGGGAAGGTTGAAATGACTGAGTGGTTAGTTGACTTTGCTGCCCAGCTTCGCAAAGGAGGCAGCCAGTGAATAACCGCTTTTACATGATGTGCTTGCGTGAAACTGTGGGTAATAACGCTTCATTCCATTGCCATAACGGCAATGGTTACAGTTCTAATATCGATCGCGCTCATGTTTACACGCTGGAAGAAGCCCAAAAAGCCTGGAATTGTGGTCGAGATATCGATCAGCCTGTTTGTGCCGATAGTGTGGATGCAATGGCTGTGTGGCACGTTGATTGCCAGTACATCCCTACAGAAAGCCTGATTGAGTCAGATTGCACTGCGTATGTGGCCTACAAAAAAGGTAGCTGGAACGGCAACGATGTTTACTGGCTTCAACACGGTGGATTGCCAACAGATGACTTCAGTAAAGCGACCATCTTTAGCGTCACCAACAAAAACGAACCAGGAATAGTTTGGTTGCCATTTTCCATTGCTGATGCAGCAAAGCGCCGGACGTTCAATATCAATAACTTTAACCGCAGAACAATGGTTCAGGGCGCAGGTTTGGTCATGCCTGACTGGTTGAAAAAGCAAAACAGAAGAAAGAAGTCGCGAAGCGGGAAGGTGCGCTGGAATTGTCCGCATTGCGGAAAAATAACCTGGCAGTACAGCCCATATGATTTTGAAGGCTGTAGTGATTACAACTGTGAAGGATGGCGAGAATGACAATTGACTATCAGGCACTGCGAGATGCGGCAGAACGTGCAATTCCAGCAATGGAACGCCTGTTAATGTTGCCAGTTGATGATGATTTGTTAAGTGAACAGGAACTTAAAGATTACGGTGTGGATATTGATGCGCTCAACGCCTTCAAATTTCTGACCGGACCAGAAACCGTGCTGGCACTGCTGGATGAACGGGAAAGAAACCTGCAATACATCAAAAGCCGCGATCAGGAGAACGAGGATATTGCGCTAACGGTAGGGAAGCTGCGCGTTGAGCTTGAAGCAGAAAAACAGCGGGCAAAAGTTCTATTTATGGAAAATGCTCGGCTTAAGTCAGGCATAGCCGGTCTGATACACCTCGGTATTCGATATGCAGATGTTGAGGTCATGAAAATTGCTGGAGATGCCCAGCTTTCTACCCCATGCACTGACAGCATCATAAACAGCATTGCAACAGGCATTCGCATCAAAGGAGAGTGATATGGCGTTAACACACCACGAACTCTGTCAGATTGCGTACAAGTTCCTTAAGCGCAACGGGTTCAAGGTTTGCTTTCATGACCGCTTTGTTGCTGTAACCAGTACCGGAGAGCAGCCAGATGCTATGGGATTCAGAAATTCAGCATCATGCCTGATAGAGGCGAAGTGTTCTCGTGCTGACTTGTTGGCAGATAGAAAAAAGCGTTTCCGTAAAAATCCCTCACTTGGCATGGGCGACTGGCGATTCTTTATTAGTGAGCCGGAAATTATTTCAGTTGAGGATTTACCTCCCGGCTGGGGATTACTTCACGTTGTTAACGGAAGAGTACGGAAAGTACATGGATGGCCCAGGGGTAATTGCTGTTGGGGTAATCCTGACGATAAGCCATTTACTGGGAATAAGCAGGTTGAATGCGATTACATGTTATCTGCATTAAGGCGCATGGAGTTGAGAGGGCACCTTAATGAAATATATGACGGTGTGATTGTTAATAAGAAAGAAGGAAACGCGGCATGATCACTATTACCAAAGGGCGACTGCTGACAATCAAGCAGTGGCGCGAAACATACGGACCGGGTAGCAACGTTGTACTGCCAGCAGAAGAAGCGGAAGAACTGGCACGAATTGCACTGGTATCGCTGGAAGCAGAGCCGGTGGCAAAGATTATAGCTCATTACCCATTAGGAGTTGACGTAGGCAAACAAAAGTTCGTACAGGCCATTGGAGAGCTTCCTGACTTTGGCGGATATCTATTTGCCGCCCCGCCAGCGCCGGTAGTGCCGGAAGAAGCAACTCCGGAAAACGTAGAAATGCTCTCTGGCTATGTTTCCACGTACAAATTAACCGATAGCGAGCGCGATATTGCTGCCGAAATATGGAACGCCTGCCGCGCCGCTATGCTTCATGGGAAAGGAGAGTGATATGGCAACTTTAACAAAAAAAGAACGGGCATGGTTGAACGAATTACAGGACGTTCTTGATCGCTGTCCATCACCGAAAAAAATTGGTTTTTACACCATTGGCGATAAAAGCATTTACCTGTATGACCTGCGCCGCATGGATGAAATCATGGAGGCTCTTGATAATCGTTCGTCGATGGATTGGTGTGTTGCTGTCCATGATATGAATGCAGGGTTTGATGAAAAGATTTTGTTCCCCTCATCAGTTGAAAGCACTGCGGGTTAAGGAGTAACACATGACCACTATTACCAAAGAACGTATCGAATTGTTCATTAAATCCCCGCTTGAAAACGGGCTTACCCGTGGCGAACAAATGGAAGTGGCACGGATTGCTTTGGCATCACTGGAAGCAGATCCTATTGGTGAAGTTTCAGAGAAGCGATACGGCCTTATTATGGATGGAACGGTAGACCTTGGCGGGAAATCAACTTATCGCATCATTAAGGGAGAAAAAGCGATGAAGTTGTTTCCGCTGGGGACGAAGTTTTATACCGCCCCGCCAGCGCCGGTATCTGTGCCCGCTGCGATGGAAATTGATGATGACTTTGACAGCGCGTTTGAACACGGAAAAGCTGTCGGCTGGAACGCCTATCGCGCCGCCATGCTTCAGTCCGGAAACTTTCGGGAAAACAAGAATTCGTCAACCAATAATTTTCGTGAAATCGCGGAAACGTCAACCAACTATCCGGTAATTCCTAGTGAGGTGTTGTCCGCAATCCAGAAGGTTGCCAAGATTCGTGCCGATTTCGATGATTTTGACGGTGACAGGCGAGGTATCGGTGATTGTCTGGATGAGGCTGAGCAAGAGCTTATCGTTACCATTAACAAATATGCCAGTCAGTTGGCAGCAGAACCTATCGCGCCTAATGACGTTCGAGAGCAGACAGCCATTCCGCAAGTTCCGGTGACTCCGGATGATTGGATAAGCTGTAGTGAGCGAATGCCGGATAAGTTAATTCCGGTAATGGTCATGTATGAAGACGGGGTCTGCAATGTGGAATGGCAATCGCTGGGATGATGGCACCGAATATCCGGATCCGCACTCAGTTACGCACTGGCGTGAAATGCCAGCAGCGCCGAAACAGGAGGTGAAGTCGTGAGCAAGCACATCATCAAATATGACTATCGAGAGGGAGTTAAACTTGCAAAGCATGAAATAGAAACGTGGTGCGGACATGCGCCACAATTTTCAGACTGGTTGTTTCAGGATGCTCAGCACGCGCTGTTGAGCATTGAGCAGGGAACGCTGCTTGTTCCTTGCAAGAATTGTCTGGCAGCAATCATCAAAACGGCGCAGGAGGTGAAGTGATGGACTCCTTCGCGGAATATACGATCATTGACTGGATAGCATTCCTTCAAGTTTTGCTCATCTGGTTTTATATGGCTTACAGGAGTGGACAGTGGATTGTCAGTGAAGCCTGTAGCAAGGGATGGCGTTGGTGGAACCGAAAGAATAAAAAAGCACTGGCATTGGATTCGTTTTACGAAGCATTCAATCTTAACAGTCTTCAGCCAGGTTCTGTCATTGTAGTCACCACTCAAAGCGGCATGACCATTCAGATTCATAAACCAAAAGAGGAAAAATGATGTGGCCTATATGTGTTAATTGCGGACGGATGTGCCTATCTGGATGGTGCCGAAAGTGCGACAAATGCACGAAGAAAAGACAATAACAATCCTCGCACTCGCGGGGATTTCTTTTATCTGAACTCGCTACGGCGGGTTTTTTATTGGAGATAGATAATGTCAGACCAGAGCAAGTATTACGATTACTACATGGTTGAAGGTGATGATGTTAAGGAACTTATCAGTTCATACGATACCATTAACGAACAACGTAATTCTATCCTCCCAGCCGCAGCAGAACAGGTTGGTGCTATAGCATGGACAACAACTCGTAATTGGGGTGGCGGAGGTGGCTTGCTGCAAAGTTTCGTTTGGGAAAAAGGATATGAATTCCCATGCCAGATAACAATCAAGCGTGAAGATTTTTGGAATGGGAAGCGAGTTGTGATAGCACGAGGAAAGGGAAATACAAAAGAAGGCCGTGCATATAACAAGGAGCTTGATGCAGTTATCCACGAAGCTAACGTCAAGCTAAAAGCATTACCTGAGTGGAATGACTACATCGCTAATCATTACGGGATTATGCGCACAGGAATTGGCTGTCAATCTGGGCGTGGCTTTGGTTTCGCTATGTTATCAACGTACGGCGGCAAGCACCCGCAACGCGATGATTGTCTTATTTTTGCAATACCAAATAACAAAGAAGAGCGGCATGGCGAAGTTGTTATCCCTGATGCATTCAAGAAAATAACTTACGGGCAATTCTACGACATCGCTAACGCAAAAGAAGACGAAGAAGAAACAGCGGAGTAACCATGGAATCACACAGTCTCACACTCGATGAGGCCTGTGCATTTCTCAAGATATCCAGACCTACCGCCACCAACTGGATTCGCACAGGCCGACTACAGGCAACACGTAAAGACCCCACCAAACCGAAATCCCCTTACCTCACCACACGACAAGCCTGCATTGCGGCGCTTCAGTCTCCGCTGCATACTGTCCAGGTGAGCGCGGGTGATGACATAAAAGAGGAAAGAAAATGTCCATCTTCCGCAGAGGTGAAATATGGTACGCGTCCTACTCGACACCGGGCGGGAAGCGAATTAAGGAAAGCCTTGGGACTTCCGACAAGCGGCTCGCTACTGAGCTACATGACAAGCGCAAGGCTGAATTGTGGCGAGTAGACAGGCTTGGCGATTTTCCTGACGTAACGTTTGATGATGCCTGCATGCGCTGGCTGGAGGAAAAGGCAGAGAAGAAATCACTGAAAGATGACCGCAGCCGTATGGCTTTCTGGCTGGCGCATTTTGAGGGAGTGCGGTTAAAGGATGTAACCGAGCAAAAGATTTACTTAGCAGTAAACAAGATGAGCAACCGCAAGCAGCTTGAGATATGGAAAATAAAAGCTTCCGCGGCGCAAAAGAATGGAGAGCCAGTGCCAGTTTATTCAGCTAAACCGGTCACTACATCGACAAAGGCAAAGCACCTCGCACTGATGAAGGCCATTCTCCGGGCGGCAGAACGTGACTGGAAATGGCTGGAGAAAGCGCCTGTAATCAAGGTTCCTTCTGTCAGAAACAAGCGCGTAAGATGGCTTGAGCGTGATGAGGCAAAAAGACTTATTGAAGAATGTCCGGAACCGTTGAAATCTGTTGTTAAATTTGCGCTGGCAACGGGACTTAGGCGGTCTAACATCATCAATATGGAGTGGCAACAGATCGACATGCAGCGTCGTGTTGCCTGGGTGAACCCTGAAGACAGCAAGTCAAACCGCGCTATTGGCGTAGCGCTAAATGACACTGCCTGTAAGGTATTGCGTGACCAGATTGGTAAGCATCATAAATGGGTGTTCGTGCATACGAAAGAAGGCATCCGGCCTGATGGCTCAAGGACGCCGACTATCAGAAAGATGCGCGTCGATGACCAGCGAGCATGGAATGCAGCTTGCCGCCGGGCTGGAATTGAGGATTTTCGCTTCCACGACCTGAGGCACACATGGGCCAGCTGGCTGATTCAGTCCGGAGTTCCGCTTTCTGTTTTGCAGGAAATGGGGGGATGGGAGAGCATCGAGATGGTGCGCCGATATGCTCACCTTGCTCCGAACCATTTAACGGAACACGCAAAGCAAATTGACTCGATTTTCAGTGATGACGTCCCAAATATGTCCCATATGGAAAATAAGGAGGGAATTAAAGAGGCGTAACCAGTTGATATATAATGGCGCGCCCTGCAGGATTCGAACCTGCGACCCACGGCTTAGAAGGCCGTTGCTCTATCCAACTGAGCTAAGGGCGCCTTGTGAAGTGAAGACTTCGTGTAGACGAAACGCGAGAATTATACGGTCAGGTACTCCTGAGTCAATGGCTTTTGTTCTGGTTGCTGACTAAGTGTACGAATATCGTCTTTTCTGGCGCAATGCCAGGTTCCAGGAAATCGCCTGGACACATCTCAGCACGCATAAAGTGGGAATTAAGGCCGCCAGTATTTAGAAAATCAATAAGTTTCTTTAATATTTCACCATGATTCACCTGCCGTGTAGGATATTTTTTATGCTGAGTATCGCTATTAAGGAACAAAACAGTCACTTTGAGCATGGTTTGAAAATCATCATGACGCGTCTGGCGAATCAATGGCAGCAGAAAATTGACTTTCTGCCGCCAGAAGAGATAGATAATGCCGATATCGCTTTCCTGGCCCTGGATGATGATTGGTTCAGCGCAGGCTGTTACCAGATACCTATGCATACCCAACATCAGCTACGGGTGATTATTTGTAATAAATGCGATAAAGAAAAGCTCATGTTCAGACCATGTCTGTATATGCTGCCGCATATTTATCGGGAAGATGATGTTGAAGAAATTACCCGGAAAATGATATTGATCTTACATAAACGAGCGCTTCGACATAGCGTCCCTTCTGGCATTTGCCACTACTGCACGACTCGTCATTTTTCAGTAACAGAACGTCACCTGTTAAAACTGATCGCCAGCGGTTATCATTTAAGCGAAACGGCCGCTTTACTTTCACTTTCTGAAGAGCAGACAAAGTCACTCCGCCGGAGCATTATGCGAAAATTACATGTTAAAACGGAGCAGCAGTTTTTAAAATATATTAGAGTTAACCTTCATTTCTTACTCAGTAAGTAA